TACCATTGAATCTTCATCTAAATCGGTTTCAGTAGGAGGAGTCGGATCAACCGGCTCCTCATATAGATCAATCAAATTCATTTTAATTTGCTGACAACTCTCTTTCTACTTTATATTATAAATCACAATGCCCGGAACTACAAGCTAATTCTTTAGAATTTGTAGTTTGATCGTCAGTTTCATATTTACTAATTAAACTCCAATCAACTGTAGGCATTTGTTTAATTAAAGTTTCATATTGTTCCTTTGTAATTTCTTCATAGGGCGCCTGCCTATATGTTCCATTATCAAATGGAAGGAATGTTACCCCATTGATATCATCGAAATTTTTATATACATATGCACCAACATCTAACCATTCATGTTCTTTTACATAAATTGTAACTGAAGGTTTATGTTCACACCAATTCTTTTGATAAATCATTGCCAATCTTAATTGATCTAATGCAGACATATCATCACGTAAAATGGCATTATCAGGAGATTTAATCGGGAAGGAAAATACATCAGTTTGTTGAGGACTTGTAATATCATCTTCAACAGGAACTCCAGAGTCCCGCATCAATTTAGAAACTGGATCTTTCTTATCTGCACGGACTCTACGGATAAAATATGATGAATATCTAGGATGAATTCCACTAGATGAATTAACTAATTGTGAAACTGTATTATGAGAAACAATACCATTTGACAATTGATATGTGTGTGTATTTTCCGTTTCTATATCTACTGTAATTTCTGGATCAACTTTTTTGATGGATTTTAATTTCATTTCCTACCTTTTTTAAATTGTTTATTATTTTTCAAAAAGTTCTCAAAGGAGAGGTTTTCTTGTTCTACCTTTGTATACTTGTACATTTTAATACCATCTGTATACCAAATAAAACCTTTATTTTTAGGTCCTCCGATTTTTCCAAACTCACTTTGTCTTTTAGGATCTTTAAAAACCGGACTAGCCTTTCCACCAGCAGAACATATTTCAAGATGTTTAGTTTTATCAAAATGGTGAAATTGGTGAAAACCTTCTCCTCTTTCTGCTTGGACTTTTCCACCTATTTTACCACCCATACTAGCCCAAGTTTTTCTTTTTTCCGTATCTTTGGTACATATTCCAACTTCTAAATTTTTAACTTTATTTCCACCTATTTTACCACCAATTGAAGATGAAATTTTATGTGCTTCGGTAAAATTATAATCGATCATAAAGTAAGAACATAAATCTCTAAAGTTACCATATTTCACGTAACGAAATAAATGTTCCAATTTATGGTCTCTTTTGGTTAAAGCAACTAAATTTTCTATTACAGTTTCTCCACCGGCATGTACAGGTATTATGTGATGAACTTCCATTTGTTCTGGTACTTTTCCGTGAATATATTCATATAATCTTCTAGCAGTTTTCAAAATATATACCTCTAAATCTATTTAGTTAAACCTAGAGGTACAATTAGTACTTTAAAATGAAATTATTTCATCATCGATAGTTAATTCATCAACTCTTTTAAATCCATCGTTGGTTTTTAATTTGTGGTTACCGGTAAATTTATAAAGATTTCCATCTTCAAATTCCAGTTCAAATAATTCTTGAAATCCATTGATATATAATTTTGTTATCTGTTGTTCTTTATTGTTTTCATCCCACACACTAATATTTTTATTTAATTCCAACCAAGTATCGTTTGGATAGTTTATTAAAGTTTCATATTCATATCCACATAATGTAAACAATCCTAACATTGAGATTAAACCAACATTAGATTTGATACGAGTATCTAAAGATACACAACCGCTAGGTTTAATACATGTGATAGCAACTGAAGAATTGATTCCTAATGTTTCTGCCCATAATTTATTAGTATCAATTGCTATTTGTTTTAATGCTTGGAGAACTTCAGGTAATTTACATTCTGTAGGATCATCAAAACCACTAGATTGTTTTCCGTAACATGTATTCGGTGCATCATACATTATCTTTGATTTACCAGAAAAGAATGGATGCTCCATGATACCAGTTAAGGATACTCCTAATAGATGTTCCTCTTTTGTATTCTTTTCCCAATCATCAGAAAGATAACGGAAATCAGTTAATGTAGATTGTAACGTTCCTAAAATTGTGGCATTTATTACTTTTGCTGATAGGGTTTCAAATGTATCATCAGGTCGGATAATAACTTCTGAAAGGTTGCAATGCTCACTATTACGTAATATAATTTCACCACATGGGTTTGTACCAAAACTAATAATTGTTTTATCCTCATTTTGTATTTTTCTTCTTCCATTCTTACCAGCTTGTTTTGTACTCGCCACTTGATTAATGATACCACGTTCACCTGAATTACTTTTAAATACTGAAAGCCATTCATCCATAAAAACACCAATTGGAGGTTTTTCGGTATATACGGCACTATTATTAGCAAGTCTTCTTTGCCCGTTTGTTTTCCACCATTCACCAGATTTAGCATCCCGCATTCGGAGATCTTCTAAATCAGATAAGGAAATTAATGCACTTCTACGAACACCACCTACAACCACAATATCAGCAATCTTACAGACCAAGTCATGGCACTCTAATGTAGTTAATTTTCTTCCGGCTGCATTCTTAAATAAAGCTACAGTAAACTTAAATAATCCTTCTAGAGGTTCTGGTCCAGATGCTCTACCACCAAAAGTTATTAATCGCGCACCAGCCGGACGTATCTTACTTACATCCCACTTAGGAATCTTTCCGGTCCATAATAACGCAAGCATTTCACGATATGACGATGCCCAACCAATTTTACTATCTTCCACTACAATAGTTGTATTAGTACTGTACATCTTTGAATTAATAGTAGGTAATTGGTTAACATATTTCTTTTCTACTGAAAATCCAACGCCTGTACCACAATTATGAACTATTATACCATTTTCTAAAATATAATTATGTGTTTCAGGAATAGAAAGATCATAATAATTTAAATTATCTTTAATGTTTTCTTTTTTAATTAATCGCATTTTTTAATTCCTGATTTTTTCTTTTGGTTTCTTTTATTTTATTAATTGTTTCCGAGGTATGTTTTTTATGATAAAATGGATTATTTTTACCTGAATTTCTTAAAGACATTTCTTTTTTCCATTTTATTGTATGTTTTTTACCATATCTGGGATTTTTTTCTCCTAAATTACGAATTCGTTGTTCTTCTTTATATTTTTTGGTTTGTCGTGTTTTATTAATTTTTTCAAAATTTTTTCTTAAAATATTTTTTTGGTTTTCTTTATGTTTTTTTGTTCTTACATAAGCATGATTATGGGCATATTCTTTTTGTTTTTTGGACCATTTATATCCAAAAGATCCTTCACCACCATATGTCATGTTATAACCAAATCCTCCTTTAAAATAAGAATTATATTTTTGTATATAATATTTTTCTTTTTCTAAAGCCGTATCAAAATCATAACAAATAATTAAAGGTTCAATTTTAAAATTTTCTTTACCATATTTATTAATAGATTTATGAATTAATTGTAATTTTTTATTACTTTTAGCCCAATTAATATGTTCTTGGAATCTTTTTTGTATAGATTTAGATGTATATCCTATATACACTTTTCCATTAATTTTATTAGTAATTTTATATACTATAAATTTATATGGATTTTCTAACAACTCATCAGTTTCATTTAAATCTATAGCTTTAACCTCACCCCTATTTTTAGTAAAAAATTTATGGGTTTTTGTACAACATATTATACTACCATCATCAAAAGTTAATTGCAATTTTTCTTCTTTGGAAGTGGGATTACAAATAATTTTATCTGGATTCTTATATAAAAATTTTTCACCATCAAAGGATAGTACCAAATCTTCTTTTGTTATTTCTGAAATTCTTTTGGGTCCATTTTTAGTTTGAATTTTTGTATTAGGATGAAAACACATTAAAATATACATAATTTCATCAAAGGTATGTGGCTTATCAATCGCTACGAAGGCGCAATTATACCCGGCACAATTATCTTTTTCTAATGCCTCTCCAGCGGTCATAACCGCACGCATAGAAGGCATAACTTCTAAGTTTAAAACTGCTTTTTTAACATCATTGAATTTATTAAGTACATTTTCATTATCAGGTATTCTTTTTATAAAAAAATCAAAATATCTCTGTATTGTTTCTTCCCACGTTTCTCTTCTCTGTAAATCATCTCTCCAACGGGCGTAACGGGAAAGATGTATATAATTTTGGTAACTGGTAGGGAGCATTTATCCTTCTTTTATTTCACATTCTAAAATTTATCAAATAAGTATCCGAATATTCTTTCGGATAATTTTCTATTACATTCAAATCAAAATTACTGGAAAACAATAATTTTGTTCCATCATTATTACAAGAAACTTTTGGTTGCCAATTGTAACTATTTATTGGCCTGCTCCGGTGAAAAGCAATATGCGCTATTCTTTTTCCATCCAGAGATAAACACAAAATTTCATTTGTATATTTCGCCCAATATTCACCGGGTTCTGGATTACTTGGAGATTCAGTATCAATATATACCATATCATTATTATCCGGTGCTGATATATGAACCGCTAAACTCCAATCTAATTGGAGCAAACAAGTTTGTAGACCGTCATACAATCTAATTCTTACAATACCATTTTGACAATTTGGTATAGGAAAAGGATCATTAGAATTTTCCCAAATCAAAACTTCATTACCATTTATATCTCGCGTGATATCTTTGTGTCCATCAGAATGAGCTATCTGTCGGAGAAAATTCATATTGATATCAAATAATTCTTCTCCTGTATATCTTGTTGTTCCAGATTGAATCCAACTAACCAGCACATTATTATCAGGAGTAATATAAACACTATCTAATGGTTCATCTGTATGCCAAATGTCATAAATGTGGTCATTATCCAATTGATATACAAATATATTTTGGTTATCTCCTACAAATACAAAATGATTGCCGTCTTTGGATATATCCGATTCTCCTGTACCATTCACAGTTGTAAATTGTGTGAATGTGTGTAAGGTAGAAATCATTTTACTCAATAGATTATATGTTCTAAACTGATTACCATAATGATAATATATCAATGCATTATTGGTTTTAGACCACCTTGGCTCACTTGATGAATTTATTTCCATTGGAAGATTTCCTAGAAAGGTTCCAGAAATATCATAAAGACCAAAATAACTTTCATGTATCAAAATAAATTCCGAACTATCACAATTGAAAGAATTGATAGTTGAATATTCATTTTCAATCCAGGATAAATTATCATCATCGGTAGCATTATGAGTGTTGATAGCATCCGTAATACGTTTAATTGTTGTATGAAAATTTGGATCTTTATATGAATCCAAGACATTGGGTGGTACAAAGGTATTATAATCGGTAGGATAAATTACTCGTGATATATTGATTTGAAATAAAAAAAATAGAAGTATTAACATTTTTCCATTCATTGACAGCAATTCTGGCTCGACGTTTTTTGTTCTTACAGGACTAATAGAATCACAAATAATCTTAGCTGTTCGGTTCACTCATTTAACACCTTTTCCATCTATTAATTGCAATTCTTGCAGACAATCCATCATAAGTATTATTATCTATAATAGCTTTAATTTCTTTGGAACTCATACCACTTAAAATAAAATCATTGATATCTTTTCCTGGCATATCATCAGGCCAAACACATAATTTCTTACAACTATCCGCAACTGTTTTCATTGCATGTACTATTGTTTTGTTTCTCGGTTCAGAATCATATATAAAAACCATATCATCAAAAAGGGATAAAATATCAGAGTTAAGGTTGGATCCAGCGGCAGCAATAGAATTAGTAAGGAAAAAACTGTCAATGCACCCTTCCACCACGTATACTCGATTTTTGGGGCAAACTCTGTCCAAACCAAAAATCTTTGGACTATCTTTGCATAACTTAATAGTAATGTAGCGCAAACCTCGGTTCTCGAAAGACCTTCCTTGGATTGCGATAATTCTTTTTTCCTTGTCTCTAAACGGGATGACAATTCGTTGATCGCCAGATTTAAGTCCATATTGATTTTCCGGTTCTAATTTATCTACCAATTCTTTAAAATCTGGAACAAAATATAGATCTTTCCAGAATTTCTTTGGTATTTTTCTTTTGATAATATATTGTTTTGCGAAATGATCGTCCGATAATTTACTTATGGAGAAATAAGGATCAAATATAGAAGGGTTAGAAACATACTTAAAATCAAATTCAGAGTAATCATCTTTAATTACCTTATGGTGATGACCCCCACTTTCTTTATACCTTTCAAATATATATTGTTCATATAAATCAAAGGCAAATTCTTTTAAAAATGTACCTAATGGAAAGCTTCGTAAACAGTTATGACAATAAAAACTGATAGAATCATTCTTGACATAAAAGTAACCTCGGCATTTTATCTTACTCTTTGCCGAGTCACCACATAAAGGACACCGAAAATTATATGTCTTTTGGTTTTTTCTTTTGAATTTTTCTAGCCGAGGACTTACTTGTGAAACAAAGTTTTGATCTATAAATAGTGACATTCAATAATATCATTATATCATATTTTTCATTGAAAATCAAATTTATTTTGTTTGTGGATATAATGGTTGGATTTGTACCGTTGTCTGTTGTGGATTTATTACTTTATGTATTGTATTTCCTATAACTTCATTTATCAGAAATCCAGCAACTATTGCGCCACCAATTATCAATGATTTCCATACATCTAATTTGTGGATTTTATTATTAGCAACAATTTGGTCAGAATTAATTTTTTCAATGATTTCTATTTTTAATGCAGATAACGCGGTGGTGATTTTCGTACCTTGGTCATCAAATTTCTTTTCCAATTCATTAAGTGCATGGAAAGTTTCGGCGCGCCTTTCTTCCATTAAAATTTTTATTTGGTTTGTATCCTGCCGATATATTTCAATGCGGTCATCATGTAAAGAAACCAAACGATGCATCTGTTCTGTTATTTCACCTAATTTGTTTATAGTAACATCAATTTTTTCAAAATATTTATTGAAAATGGATACATCATGTTTAATTAAATTTACCTCTGATCTGATATCAAAAATTTGGTTTTGAGTTTCTTTACTAATCATAGAAGGTAAATCAAATTCTGCTAATGGACAGTGTTCTGGTGGATTATCTGGCAAGGTGACAAATTCCTTAACGTGATTTTTTACATTTACGACAAGTCAATTTGCCATCTTTAAATACCATGGCTTCCATACAATCTTCACAAATTCCTAATGCTTCAAATACATTCTTTTTAATATTATGCGCTAGAGAGACATCATTATTATAACCATTATATCTCCGTTTTAATGGAGGATTACCTAAAGGTAAATCTATATTTGCTAATCCTACTCCAGTTGAAAGCCCAATATCCTCTTTTATGGTTCTATATGTTTTCATCCGGAAAGTGCTCCTCAAAGAGAGTATCAATACTATTTATGTTTTCAAAATTCTCCAAAAATTTATCATTTAGATCCGTATCCTCTTTAAATAGAGCATATACAGACAAATATTTTGCTAACTGAGATTTACCACCAGGTAACTTTTCAATTAATCTACGTAAGTTAAATGCAAATTTCTGTAATGTCCCGTAAGCATTTTTCTCCTGAGACGTTTTTAATTGATATGTGGTTCTTAATTGTTTTCCATTTTTATCAATTATTCCGAATTTGTATGCTGGTAATTCAATCCATGGTTTCGTCAATAAGTCTATTAACTTATTCATTACCAATAATTCTAGGATGCTCATAAGTATTTTAATCTTTCTAAAATTGATTTGATTGGTTTGATTTTGGATCCATCAATATCTTTATTATTAATACCGTGAATTATGGCAGGCATAAAATTAAGGAAAACTAAAAACGTCTTTAAAATGGGATACAATTGAGGTTCCATGCGAAAGAATAATATTCGCGTGGCTGATTCCATTTCAAAGACGTTATAGAAAATTATTAAATGATTGAGAGCTAACCGTAACCTAGTTTGATCTATTTCACCAGTTTCTTTATATTTTCTGAATAATCTTTTGATATACTTTAATAAAAGTAAATCATCATAAAATTCATCTATTCCATGACAATGAATGTTTGTGTATGCAGCAACGGCAAAATTAATAAAATTAGATTCAGATAAGTTAGCAATCATTCATTAGTATTTAGTTTTCAGAAATAGGTGGTGGCGTTTGAGGATCGGGGCACGCGAAGATCTGAGCATTTAAATGGTATAATGGACCACTCTTTAAAAACTGTATTTTAATACCTAATCCGTTTGGAAACTTATTTGCCCAACCATTATCAACAACTTCTTGTCCCGTTATACCGTGGGTATGTGCGTGTAATGAATTCACAGGAACTAGGTATTTTTCAAATGATCCGACATCACTTAAAAAATAACTATCATCAAAAGTTAATCCCAACATCAATTTCAAACGAGTTTTAATCCGTTCAAGAATATAATAAGGATTAAGTGCTGGTGTGTCCGTTAGGACCACCAGCACACTATTGATTTCTTCTAATAATCTATCCTGTTCTCCAGAATTTAATCCAACCAATACATTACCCGGTGATGGTATTGTAGGATTGGTATTATCTTCCGTAATAAAGGATTGAAATTTTTTATCAAGAGTCATATTATCCTTAGTTAACGTATACTGTAGTTGTAGTAGGTGGTGTAAAAGTTAATGGACTAACTGCATTACCAACTTCATCTAACAATGTACCTGAATTTAATAATGCAGGAGAATCTACAGCAAATTGTCCGGAGGTACAAGAATCACCACCGACAATTGTATATGTAAATGTTAATGTATTTGTGCCTGAACCAGTAGCATAAACAGCTTCTCTATTAGTTAAGTGTATTGCTAAGGTAATTTCAGGTGAACCAGTAACAATTACTGGTTTATTAAATACCGCAGTTAATGTAACGATATTGGATGTTACTAAATGAGTTCCATTTGTGATACCAGAAACACTTGTGAAATGAGGAACCACACCATCAATAGCAACAGTACTTGCACCGGCAGGACCAGTAAAGAACAAATTAACAGGGACACCATTAGCGTCTTCTAATGATCCACTATTTAATTGTATCTCAGGAATTACTGAAACTTCACCAGCGGTACCAGACACGGAAGATGTAACTGTATATGTAAATGTTAATGTGCTTGTACCAGAACCGGAAGCGTAAGTAGCGTAAGCATCTACACCATTAATATCCAATTCTATTTCAGGAGATCCTGAAATTGTAATAGGACGATCCCATGTAGTTGTAAGAGTAACAACGGCGCCTAACTTATATACAGTGTTATCAAATGCTATGGTTAGCATACTACCGGCAACACCAGATGTTATTGAAATTGCTGATAATGTAGGAGGTGTAAATGTGCAAGTTGCATTTGTGGAATTCAAATAGCTCTTAATTGTTCCGCTATTTAAATTAATCGGGCTAGACATTGATACTTCACTAGCTGTAGCCACATCAGAAGGCTGAATTCTATAGGAAAACAATAATGTTGCTGTTCCACCAGTAGTAGCAGTTGTATTTTCTCCAATGTCAAAACCAGCCTTATGTAAATATAATGCTTGTCTTGATACTCCATTAATTGTTAATGGTAAATAAGGTTGTCCTGTTACCACAACTTGAGTATTAAATTGTACTGAGAATACCAAATAGTCATAAGTTGTGTATGCTGTTTTGGTACTTACAATTGTTTCTCCACTTGCTGAAACGAATCCCTTATACAATTTAACATTATTGATTGTTGGTGTGGTAACAATTCCAGGACCGAGAACAATGGTAACGGAAGTTGCTCTTGCAGCACTTGTTCCACCGGTTAATGTTTCTGCTACCTGGAATGTTCCAGAAATTGCATTTAATACTAATGTTTTAGTAGATGCGCTATAAGTTGCAACTACACCAGTTGCACTGCTTGTTCCACCTGTAACGGTTTCTGCGGCCAAAAAAGTACCAGTAATGCCTGATAATGTAATTGTAGCCCCACCTTTGGTATCAAATGAAACAAGAGTTTCATTAGTTACGGGGTGAGTCCATCCATCTTTTCCTACCACTGCATTTGGTACCCAGTGAGGCTTTGAAGTTCTAGTCCATAAACTCATATTTTTCTCCTTAAACAGTTTTTTGATTTTTGTCGGGTTCTGTAATCCGATCAGGATGCACAACGGGATTTAAGATTATTGTTTCTTTTTCCTTCTCGTTGATTTCTTCCTTTTTCTTTCCTTTTTCTACTAAAAGCTTTTTCTTTTCTTCTGCTTCCTCATGCATTTTCCATGCCTTGGCGTAAAGAACTTCTTTTCCTTTTTCAGGACCATATTCTTTTTCAAATCGTTCTTTATTCGCTTTTATCCAATGCTCTTGGCCTGGCGCGGAAACTTCATGTAAGGGAGACCGTTCAGGGGACTCTTCCCCTCGGTTTTCACTTTCAGATAAAACATTCTTTACTTTATCTAATAAGCTTTTTGGTATATCAAATACTTCAAGTGACATTTAATTATCCTTTACCTCTATTTATGTATTCCTTAATAACGGAAATGGATGATCCGGAGAATCCCAGAAAATTGAATCTTTCGATTCATTTACAGTTTTATAAGTCACTTTATCAAATAATTTTATTGTATTCAAAAGTTCAATTAAATCTAAACCAATTTGTAAACAGTTAATTAAGGTTTCTGGATCTTTATTTAATTGTGCCAACCATGTATGATTGCCATCTATAATATATCTATCAGCAGAAACTATACAAGGCTTCTCTTTAGCCCCTGGAGGCATAGAATGAATCCATTTAAATACTTTCTCTTTATTGATTTCATTTTGTGCCGCACGTAACATGTTAGCGGGAATTAACCATTTAACAACCGCAACATGGCGTAAATTCAAAAATTTAATAAAATCAGAATAATATTCACGTGCTATCTGAGGCATTTGGTGCCTAGGAATATTTACTTGTCCTCTAGGCACCAACAGTTCAGTAGATTCTTGAATACATTCATGAATCCTCTTTAGAGTTTTCATGTTATTACCAACTATAAATCTGGCGATGTACGCTTTCCTTTATTGCTTTGACCATTTCAGGTAATTTATTACCTTCTGGTTTTGGATCTTCATCATGCATATAATCTCTATCTTCATGACAATTTGCCTTATCTAAGGCGTATGCATCATGAGAATCTCCACGTAATGCTGAAGACCCCTTATCAAAATCTCTATCTTCGTGGAAACCACCACGCATCCTTTGTTTGGATTTTTTACGTGCTACAGCATCACGTAAAGAAAAATCAGAAGACCCGGGCTTATAAATTCCATTACCAGTAGCATGAGCACCATTAATTCCTAAATGTTTTCCGGCAAGTTCAGCATCTTTTTGGTCTGTGAATTCATATGGCAAAAGTTTTTTACTTTGACGCTCTTTTTCTTTTGCTTGTCTTACTTGTTTTTCGCGTTCTTGCTTATTTTCTTTAGAAGCGTTTGGATCTTTTGCCATCTTCTCAGCATCAGATTTCTTTTTTTCATCCTTCTCAGCTTGGCTCTTTGTCTTATTATATTCACTAGGAAGCTTATCTTCATTAACATCTTTTTGATTATTTTTTGGATGATAATTAGAATGTCCTGTATCAGGTGGATGTCCTGGTAAAACTTCATCTTCATGCAAACGCCAAGGTAAAGGTTTTCCATTATCTGTACCTTTCAGAGTACCATTTTCATCCTCATGTAGATGTTTAAAATACTCCACTTGACGTTCGCGTTTTACCGCACCAGCTTTACTTTTATATTTACCTAAATTTTTACCAGTTTTCTTGCTCTTTAATTCAAATGAGGAACCTTGCTTAACAATGTGTTCATCTAATTCAGGAACACCATTTACTGTTGGAAGTGGATCACATTTAGGACATGGAACTAAATGAAATCCATCTTGGGAAGGAACATCAGTTTCGGCTTGAACCCATAAAGAACAGAGAGGTTCATCCATGTTTGCTTTAGAACATGGAACCCATCCAGTACCGGAGCAATCATCGCAATGATTATCCGGGCCAAAGATATCATAACGGCACTCAGTTAGATTGAATTCTTCATCAAAATATTTTTTTGATTTTTCCTTTTCTTTGGATTCACAGTAAATATGAAATGGGGCATAAGTATGAACATTCTCATTTACACCCTCATTTGCGGTTTTGAAATTTGGAAGTAATTCTTTTTGTAATTGCATGTAATATTCCTTATCTAAATGATTATATTACTATTTATGTATTTTGTATATCCGTGGTGTTTAACTTTTCCAGAAATAACACTACACATAGATCCTTGATTTAGTTGGGGAACATGTTCGTTACAAAATCTGTTGAGATTGTGAATTTCTATTTTATTTCCGTGCGGATCAACAAAAATATAATCCTTTGCTAATTTATAAATGGCTTCTTCAGAAAATAGTATTGGTATGTTTGTAAATTATATACACTTATACTATTTAGTCATTCCGGCAGATACAGAATTGAACAAGTCTTGAACCTTTTCCTTACTACATTTTGGGATCAATTTAAAAAATTTATCATAATCATTTTCCACTACAGCTTTTCTTACCATTGTAGAACTAACATAGTCTAAAATATTAGATGATTCTCCAGACCTATGTCCTAATTCCATCAATTCAATTTCCTGAACATTTGGAATAGTTTTAGTTGAATCTGGATGATTAATGTAATTCTTGAACGATTGGAACTTCTTAAGTCTATCAGCCCCAATTCCAATTGCAATTTTTGTGAATCCTAATGTACCCAAAAAACATACCGCGTCGAAGGGATTCCGCAATGTTTCATCCGCTACAAAGTTTATAGAAGGAAATAATTCACGTAAAATATCTTCACGATATTCTAAAGTTAAGGGATTAGTCTTTTTATCTACTGTTGGAGAAATAAAAACATATGTCCAGTATGAATACTCTATTTTTTCATAAAATTCTTGTAATATTGCCTGATGTCCGATTGTAGGTGGTTGGAACCTACCAAACATCATATATGCAGTTTCTTTGAATTCTATCATACTTGCCAATCTTTCACAGTATTGAAATTGTATCTAGAAAAAATATTTCTATTAACTAGCTTACACAATGTACCTTTATATTCCACAACATATCCTTCATGACCACATATAGTACCATCAGGTAATTCAATTTTCGTTGTTGTGTCTAACCTATCCAAATAAGACACTAAACGTAATTTAATTGTATCTAGAAGGAAATAATATTCAAATATTAAATCCAAATAAAATGGATTTAATATTTTTAATATATTATCCAATTCTGCATCACACTTAAGTTTACCTTTTTGTGTCTTTAATACAAAACGATGAATCGCAAATTCTTCCTTCAAAAAATTTATGAAGGCTAGATGATTCACACTAGTTGGGGTTCTAAACTTGATTAAGATGTTACGATATTTATGGAATAAAGCTAATAATTTTTTATTCGTTTGAAATTCTTTTAGAACATCAATAGGAAGATATTTTATAAACTCCAACGCATAATTTAAATCAGAAACTTTATTAATTTCCAATTCACTAACAATAGGTTCTTTTAAAGATTTGATTGAAGGATTAATAACTGAGAGATATAGTGTATTTGGATATTCTATTGGGCTTTTGGAAACTAAAGATGCTTCTAATTTTGATAATTTAGTACCAGAATATTTGGTATGGAACACAACACCTAAAAATGAAAATATTCCGTTAGAAGGTATTTTATATTTTAAGATATTAGGTTTGAATTGATTTTCTCCAGTTAAATAATAACCTTCAATTCCATTCCATAATAAATCACCTTGATATATTCCAGACCAAGGATAATATTTAAGTCTAGAATATAGATGTTGTAATTTTCTTCTTAGTCCAATATCTTCATGATTCTTAACGATGTCACCATAATCATAATTTACTTTACCAGAAAATACACTTTTAGTACCTAAAAAGAACTTACCATTTTCAGGATCTTTACCACATATAAATGCAGGAGAACCATCCCATTTTGTTGATATTGTATAATCGTCTACAACGTCACCACATAAAAACTGGAAAGTCTTTTCTAAGATCTGAAGAGGAACTAATGGATCCTCTTCAGTAAATAGTAAATCTTCTACATGCTCTAAATGTTTGTTTATCATTTCAATATTATTTTAACATGTACTATTCAGGATAACAAGTTAAATAACATCGTGGTATGTTTCTCCAAGATACTTCTTTGCGATTGTTAAATTATTACCTTTTTCTAATTTAAAATTTTCAATTGATAATAATTCAGTTGTATTGATTGTAGTTCTCATTTTACTATCCAATATACCTCTACCAATGGCATCATACCGTTGTTTGGCATTCTGCATTAATATATCAGAAGTTGCTAAATCCATATCAGATTTCAAATTTAAATATTCACCATTAGGACATCTAATAGCAATCTTTAGTCCTGTAATGGAATCTAAATGATCTGTCAGATATTCTTTTTGTTGTTCCCATGTTTCATATTTAACCGTATTAAACCAAAATGTAATTTGATTCAATTTATTTGTCCTTTGATTTAATCCATTATAGTTGGCATGTTTGATCTCATATCCTTCACGAGTATCGGGACCACCGCCACCACCACTACCTAATGTTAGATTGGAAAAAATAGATCTCTCAAATTCATTTAAACGGTTGGAGAAATAGGGATTTTTGATTTGTTCTATATCGAGGTTATTATCCTGAACATATAAATCATATTCAGCACAATGTTTTTCGGTATGCTTTTTATCTTCTAAAATTAACTTTGTCTGTTTCTTTAACCACGTTTGCTGGGTTCTGCTGGGATGTTGCTTGCTATTACTTGATCCGGCCAATTGGGTAATGCAATTTTTTGTTTTTCTTTCACTCAAGCTTTTCGTATACTCCATTCTCTACAGTATAATAACAACTATTCACTGGATAATTTTCTATGAATTTCCTACAAGTCGGGCACGGTTTACACATACCCCACACGTAATTACCTACCACTCCCGATATTTTTGCTCTACAAATATACAAGGTACATTTTGCCAATTTAGAGGAACTAATCTGGCGAAGTGCATTTATAATTGCACTAGATTCCGCATGAAGATATTCCGACCACTCATTTTGTTTACAGGATGCAACCATCGGATGAGTTTTCATTTGGTTCATACCAACAGAAATTATATTGTTCTTACAAACTACCAATGCCGCAATTTTATTATCAGAGGCTCTAGGTACTTCTTTAGCAATCTGGAATGTAGTATTCAAAAATCTATCATGTCGCATAATATAATTATAACACAAAATATTTCATTTATGTAATTTTAATTCTTTGTAACTGTTCCAGCGAAAGATTTTCATATAACCTTTTTCCATTCTTGGTATGGACGTGCTTCTTCTGGAAGTATCTGATTCTTTTTAGTTAATTCTTTTCGTACTGCTAGTAACATCAAACCTGGATATAAATACTTTGAGTTCTTGTCTTTATGATTTCTAATCTGAAAATATGGTTTATCTTCAGGTGGAACATCTTCTACTTCTAGAATAACCGATTTACATTGTAAAAACAAAGTCTTAAATGCATCGTCCCATCTAACATATCCATAATTCCAAGTCTGTTTGATTATTGCTCCTTGTCCATAAATATCATTTCCAAAAATCAAATCGTGCGCTTCTTCCTTTGTTGCCATAATTGCAATTTCATTACTCAAACGATAAACATTATTATATGGTACTAAATTTATCTTACCTTTTGCAAGGGCATATTCTAAAACATTCTTTGCAGTTTCACCCCAATATGTATCTGGAGTTTCCCAATAAGGAGCATCAGATTGTTTCAATGATATCGGAATCTTCCTATGAGTTGACGTTACTAAATTAATGTCACCTTTTTTACGGTCTTTAATATTCTTACCAGTCTTCACAACATTTACAACATCTTTTACCAAAAATTGTGTTCCGCCATTTTCTTGAAATTCTATATTGAATTTTTCATATATCTTTAGATGTTCTTTTATTATAATATAAAAATTCTGTTCATTATTTCTTCCAAGAGTTAATTTTTTAGGGATCTTTTTATTCTTCTGATGCTTAACGTATACTTTTAAATTACCAACTTCAATATACGAATCTTCTGGATTATTATATGGCTTCTTATTGGAAGAAACAAATTTCGGTTCAAAAGGCTTAATAGCTCTAAAAATAATTGGTGGTACGGCTAATACTTCTTTTGGTGTTTTTACGAACACATTAAAAGTAGTAGTATTAACATTTTGTATCTCAGGATAACCTAACCCAACAATAATGGATTTAAGAGCCGGTACAGATAGAGTAGACATATACCATATTTATCTTTATACAGTAAAATCTTTAAATGATGGTTTTCCTCTTGGACCAAATTTCTTTGCTAATTGTGTTTGTTTATAACCAGATTGATACGCTTCTGTTCCATATTTCTTACTTACGGCAGCTTTAATATTTGCCTCTTCATCTTCTTGATCTAAAGGATCCGGTTCGGTCTGTCCCTTTTGCTCCACATTAAACCACCGGAACTTCTTACGATCTAAACCAATATAAAACTTCTTATGATCGGAGGCATCCTTATAACGATTTTTATGTTGTATTACTAATAGTTGTCCTAATTGGCGTAATTTATCACTACTGACAATCATCCACAATAAATCACAAGTAGCTGCCAATCCAACTTTGGATCCTGAAATATCTGTCATACCGGGATCAGAACTTTCCATCCCTTCAGCATTCAATTGTGTGGCTGACCAAATAGGTATTCCAAATTCTTGTGCTAGTGCTCTTAATTCCTCAGCAATTGCCAATATAGTAATATATGTTTTGTCACTAGCTTTAACTCTACAAGACGCCATAAGATTCAAATAATCTACCAATATAACATCTGGTACAAAATTCTTTTTTAATCGCAATTCATGTAACAATGCTCTAAAATTATTTACATGAACTGAACCAGCAGGATATTCCTTTACTACTAATTTACCTGTAGTTCTTTCTCTTACCTTTTCTACGCGCTTCATGAAAACATCTTTTGGAATACTATCCACAGTATCAATGGATATATCTAAAAGATTACAATCAACACGTAATGCAATATTCTCTTCACTAATTTCTAATGCTATGAATAACGGATTTTTACCAGCACACATGTAAGACTTTGCTAAATGACATAGTGCCAATGTCTTACCAATATAAACGCCGCCGGCAATTAGGTTTAAAGTCTTAGCAGCCACACCACCTTTTGTTACTTTATTACAAATATCAATATCAAATGGCAACTTATATTCAACAGCATGTAACTTATCAAAGCGGTATTCAGCATCATCAAAATAATTATGACCAATAGATGCATCAAATGAAATGGAAAGAGCATCTTCAAATATTTGTGGAATTGCTCCCTTATCTAATTTCTTATCATTACCTTCTAAAATATTAACAGCTTTGAATGCGGCATTTGCCAGTGCTTGGTCTTTACAAAAATCTTCGGTTTTATTAACTAACCATTCCAAATCAACAACTTCATTGGTTTCCAATTTCTCTAATGCAACTAAAACTTCCTTGTAAGTGTCTTCACTTATTTTTTTATCACCATCTATAGAAACGGCTATACTAGATACTGTAGGTAATTTATTATACTCGGAAAGAAATTTAGCTGAATGTTGGAAAATAATCTTTTCTTCATTACGGAAATATTCCTCTTTAAGATAAGGAGAAACCTTTCTCGTAAAATCTTCATTATGAAATAAATTCTTTAAAATGATTATTTCGATCCTAGATTCCGACACGGTACACTTTCTATTATTCCACCATTTTGGATTTCGTCATATAATAATTCTACCGCAATGGCACCAATAATTCTTGACAATTGTACTGAAGACTCACATTCGCGGGGGTTTAAATCTGCATAATGAAGTATTCTATAATTATACAATAGATTAGGGTTGGATGTCAATGCATCTTCTCTAATTTTAATATCTTCAGAAATTTGAATTGAAAGACCCTTATACGGACCTTGGTCAATCCGTATAAGGTGTGGATTTGCTTCATTCTGAGTATAATAACCTAATGGTAGTATTCTTCCACTATTCATCAGTTTCTATTTCCTCACCATCTAAAAGATCTTCAGGAGAAATTGTTACGGCACTACCATACTTAAATTTCTTGCCTGCGGCGACTTCTAATTCTTTCATTACTTCCTCAGTAAAATACTTTTCAGGATTACTATAAATTACCTTCTCAGATGCAACTTGGCCACCGATACGGTATCCTTTTTCTTTGTCTTTTGCCTTAGTAGCGATACCATATTCTATAGCTAATTCTAATAAACCATAATATCTATCCAAACCTTTATCATAATATAATTTCATTTCTACTTGCGTATTCTCACGTGTTAATCTGCCCTTTTTCAACACACTACGAAGTAACGATCCAACAACTTCATCACCTTCTTTTTCTTTGGACTTACCTAAGAAAACAGTCATTGAATTTGCATATTTAACTCCAGAATTATGGGAGATAATTCCATTTTCTAAAATATAATGACCAACATCCTCAACTTCTATATCGTAAACTGGTTTTGAATTAATTTTTTCTATCGTCAAGATTTTCATTTAAACTCCAAATATTTTTTATATTGTATTTTTCCCAAAGATACGGTATATAATTTTATAATAAATTTTCCTGTATTTGTTGTCTAAAAACATCAATATCTCCTGTTTTGATATCGGAAACATTTATATTTTGGTTCACTTTCAGGTCATCAAATAAAGTATAAACATCAACCCATTTACCATTTACAAGAAATTTGTGATTTCCTGAACATTCAATAATGTTACCATCTTCTAAGTTAATTTTGAAAATATCCTTATCATTAAAATTAAAAGTGTTGGTGACATTTTTTTCGCCAAATAACGTCTGTACCTTATCACCTATACACATTTCATCTATATTTTTTGTTTTTCCGTCTGTTGAAGTAATAATTTTTGTTCCTTTTATTAAACATCCACCTGACATTACTTTTGTGGCAAACATACCTTGAGTTTCATATGTATGGTTTGTGATTAAAAATGGAACACCAAGAACACCTAATTTTAATGTTAGTGTTCTGAATGCCGCTTTAATTAATCTGGTACGTGTCATATCTGCTTTGTCACTTCCAGATTCTGAATCTTCCATTTCCTTATTAGTAGATAACATTCCCAATGAATCCAAAATAAACATCATTGGAGGTCTATTTTCACCATCATCTTTATATCCTCTAAGTACTTTAAGAGATTGTGTTTTCCATTCTTGAATGGTAGAAACAGGAACAACGAATACACGAGTAACATCAATTCCACGTTCTACTAACATATCTCTGGATATGGCACTTTCACTTTCAAATAGAAATGCCGCACCTGTAGGATTACATTTTAAGAAAAACTTCAATACACTCAAAATAAAAAATGTTTTTCCTGTTGCTTCCGGACCAGCAAATACTACAATCTTATTATCTGGAATACCACCAAATAATGATCCTGATAATTGAGCATTTAAAATATAAACACCAGTATCAATCCATCCGTGTATGTCACCAGATACAATTCCATTAGACGCCGCTTTAGCTAATTCATTTCCGGTCGCCTTTACTAACTTTTGGAAAAAAGATATATTTCCTTCTTGTTTTGGTTTCTTTTCCTTCTTAACTCTTTGGTTCTTCTCAGCTTTAATTTTCTTCGGTCTTGGCACTTATATTAACTCCATTTAATTCAAAAAATCTTCTCAAGAATAATCCTTTAGCAATAGCAGGTTGGTATCCACCATCTATTACAATAGAAGGCTTTTCTAAACCTAAATCTTTAATGCGATTACTAGCCCACTCAGGAACAGGACGAAAAAATGTAAATGCTTCACTCAACAGTAAATCATCATCAGCTTTTTTAACATCAATAGTCATTGGATATGGTAGATTATATTTCTCGGAAATTACCTTTTCTAAATTAGCTTCAATATCTCTATATCCATCCATCTTCTCCGAATATTTAACTGGTCGTGAAATATCTGATAAATATGCTTCTGTCGCATCATGTAAAAGACCACCTAAAGCATTTTCTGGTTTACAATTTTGACTCACTAGGACACAATGTTGTGCCACAGAATAAAATTGAGATACATGCCCAGTCCATCGGCAAGAATTACTTAATGCATGTGCTATATCCATGATATCAATATCATCAGGATCTGGATCTAAAG